GGGACCTATAACAAGACTTGTGTTTTTTATAGTTGTGATTACAGGAGTGTTAATTGTTGGACTTGATAGCGTCTTATTCGTTAGCGTTGCTGTAGAACTAACCGATACTAAGTCAGCATCTCCTCCTGTACTTGGTAGAGTTAGCGTATTAGAAGCACTCTCTGAGTGTGGAGCAGCTTGCAAAGCCTGTGCGTGAGCGTTACCAGATTCACAGTAAAACTTTATCTGTGATCGTGATCCTGAGTTTTTGAGATCAATAAGTCCTGATTCTATTCCTACGTTACCATCAAGTAATACTTGACCAGACCCCTTGGGCGTAATCTTTAAACTGATATTTGTATCGTCACCTGTAGCCGATATCTCTGGAGAGTTGCCTGTGGCTGCATTTGTTACATCAAACTGGTTTACCGCAGAACTTGTAGTCTGGAATATTATCTGCTCGTTACCGTTCTCATCTCCTATAAAGTGGGCATCATCTAATAATATACTGTGGCTGTTGGTGTCGAGGTTGCCTCCCAACTGGGGAGTTGTATCCTCTACAACATTCGATATAGCACCTGATGTCGCTAACCCAGATACAATAGCACTTCTTGCTATCTTCTTTAGTCCACCACCAGAGGTATCAACGGCTATAAACACATCGTCATTAGCTACTGTAGATATCTCACTTAATGATCCAACAGCTATAGAGTTAAAGTTTGTACCGTCTGCTATCAGAAGATTACCAGAGGTATTTGTTCCCATCGTGATGTCATCACCAGATACAGTAAGATCACCAGGAATAGTGACATTACCACTTGCGTCTTGAAACACCATCTTACTGGCAGGTAAGGTAATAAATACGTCTTTTGATCCAGAGGATAGGTTTACAGCACTGTTGCTGTTTGAACTTGCTATAACTGTGGTTCTTGCAAGTGTGGTTCCAGAGGCGGTAAAGGTTCCTAAACCAACTTCAAAGTCACTATTGTTAGCATCGACAATAGCGTAATATGTAGTATCACCGTCAGAAAGATTAGCAGTAAAAGTTTCAAAGTTACCCACTGCACCACCAAGAGTAATCGTTCCTGTACCTGTAGTCGTTGTCGTTTCACGAACTCTATCTGCAATGGTTAACGCCATTAAGCTATCCTTATTATTGCATTACTTGCATCGGCTGTAGGAAAGACAACCGTAAAATCTCCAGATGTGGCTGTCTTATCTGCACCAAAATCTAATACGCACACCGCAGGGTCACCAGATGCACTTTCGTTAAATATCAATGCACCTCTTGCCGTTATGGTTACATTGCTAAATGTTGCATCAGAGAAATCTGTGAGGGCTGTGGTTCCTGATGTACTTGGGTCTACCCTCGTTAGAGCTACGCCCTTTGCCGAATAATTAGTGCCAGATACCTCGTTGCTTGTTGTGTATGCTGTTGTGTCAGCAGCCAGTGTTGCACTTGATGTATACAGTGCTAAGTTGAATGTGCTACCTCCACTGTTTTTAAAATTATGTACACCCTCCAACAGTTCTTTCTTGAATGTGGTACACATTGCCTGTGTTATAGCCATTATATTCTCCTTATAAGTTCAGCAAGTTTTTCTTGTCCTGCATTTTTAATTGCATTAACCACCGTTGTTCTGTCTGATTTTATAGCCTCTTTCATGTAAAACGCTATAACTTTTTCTATGTGTTCTTTATAAGCTCTTGCCTGTTCTTGTATCTCTATGGGTGCATTACCCCCTACCTGTATTATTTTATCAGCACATCTTGATGCCACTTCTTCTGGCGAAAACCCCTTATTGTCTGACGTATGCACTGTTACAATAGGATTTTTTGGTAACTCCATCAACATTACATCACCCTTGGTTCACCGTTACGATAGCTATCTCTCTTGACACGACCATCCACAAGTTGTTGCAGTCCTGCCAGAGCTTCTTCATATCGTGCCTTGTATAGGTTTATTATGTCAGCTTCACCTTTCATAAAAGTATACGCTTCTAACAAACTGCCGTACAACAATACAGCCTCTGCATTATCTCCAAGCCAAGATGTTGACGATGTTACTATTGATGGTGGGTCATAGTAATAATGCAGTTGCACTGTGTAGTTAGAGTTTGGCGTTGGTGCTAACATAAAGTTATCCGCATCAAAGTTACAGTAGTATAAAGGCTCACCAGTTGTGGCTATCGCAGGATATGCTTCTCTTATAAAGTTTGCGTCCTTTGGCAACAGAAATGCATAGTTGTCACTACCATCTATGACAGCTATAGAAAACGTAGCAAGAAAGTCACTTGGCTTAACTAAAAACCTGTTTGATGATGTTAGATTGGTTTGAACATTCTTTCGTAGGTCTGGTATCAATACTGACCTATATACACGCTCTTCTGTTTGTTTTACAAAGGTTGGTATATTGCTAACAAACACACTTTCTGTATTGTCAGTATACTCTTTAATGGCTGCGGTTAGCTCTGTGTAATTCATTTTTTGCTCTTGCCTTTTGCGTATAGATTATCAAAAATCTGGTTAACATCCAAGACATAATCTAAATCCGACTTTGAATAGTGTATATGCTGTGATGGCAAAAAGTCAGGCGCACCCTGACCTGTTTCAAACCAAGCAGGATGTGTAACACGCACTCTGTTATTAGGCAACGCCACTATGTTGCCTGTCCACTCCCCTGCATCTAATAACTCTAAGACATGACTTTGTTTGTGTTGTGCAGGATCGTCAGCTATCTCGCTATCCGTATAGTCTACGGTAAAATAATATTTAGCAGGATACATATTTCCATCTATCTTAGCTAACCAAGGGCATGGTGTAGCTCTGTCCATGACATACACAGCGTGGGTACGGGAGGAACAATCCCACGGTTGTGCCATATGAACAGGCATTGGTTCTGCCCATTCCTCTACTGGAGTATCTCCTACTAAAGCTGTAATTGGCATCCTAGCCCACATCGCTCCACCATGCACGTTTGGGTCATCAGTGTCATCTGACTCACATCCTGTAAATATAACTTGAAAACTTAAACATCTGTTTGGCATAGATGTTACTGCTATAGCCATAGCGTGTAAAAACTCACCGTGATACTTCTGATGATTATGTGTATATTCTCTTCTAACCCAACACTTGAAGTGCGGTATATTGCTTTGTAAGTATGCCATTTAACTTGTTGTTATTGATACCGTTCCAACCTGTGCAAATATTGGGTCTATCTTTGCATCAAAGTCATCAAAACGAGCAACCCCTACTTGCAGTAGAAAAGGCTCTGTTCTGTCTGGTCTAGCATCTCTTAATGATTGTGGATCATCGGTCTTTATTCTACCGACAAAATTTTGTGGGTGATCTTTGTCAGCTACATCTCTGCCAACACGGAGACCTGTTCTCTTGCCATTGTTAAATTCAAACACTAACTCTTTTATAGGATATCTGAATCCAGTTCTATCGCATATTCCAAATGCGTACTTTCCTGTTGCTTTGCCCATCTTAAACCGTAAAAAATGTGTTGTGAGGCACGAACTTTATGGACGCTGTTTCTGTGTCCTCTCCTGCCGCTAATTCAAACTGAAACTCATATTCTTGTTTCAAAGCATTTACTCTGTTTGCTACCTCTGGTCTTTTCATAGCTATGTAATATGCAAGCCCTGAAACTAAGCAAGGAACAAACCTTGGAGGTATAAAATTTGTTGTCGTTCCTGCTATGCCAGATGCAATACTATCAATCCCCTTTAACCTAAAGAATGCCAACGTATATGTTGTGTCTGGAACAGGGTGTAATGTGACTGTTGTTGATCCTGCTAGTCTCTGTACAAATATCTGATTAGGCTTCCCTTGTGTGTTCTTATTTGACTTCTGAGCAAATGTAGAAACGCTTATCCTGTTTACATTCGTATCAAGTTGGGATGTTCCTGTTCCTGTTCTGATCGTATGCTCAATAATATCTATTGTATCACTTGGCATAGTGTATGTTGCTGTACCTGCTGATAACGATAATGTGCCAGATTCTATCGTAAAAAGGTTTATACCTCTATTCTGCCACTCTAGTGTTAGTATCTGAAAGCTTCTTCTGGCTGTCTTTAGATCGTAACCAGAACGCATTTCAAGACCTGCTCTCTCATATGCTTCCTCAAAAAGCTCTGGTAAATCTGGTGTTACAACCGCCATGCTATCTCCCTAAAAGTACTATAGTACTTTTTATTATTATAATATGTTTTACTTTTTAAAGCTATCATTTAATGAATCTAGCACACTATCTATGTTTGGTTCTGTTCCGCCTGGCTCATACTTACACTGATACTCTATCGGGCAATGACCTTCAACCACTAAACTGTAAGTATCATTAGCACCTTTGTACAAACAAACCTCTTGACCGTTCCTAGCCTTTACTCTTTTATATCTCCTGCACGTTATGTATTTAGGGTTTTCTCTTATCCCTTTTCGTATTTCTTGCTCCCATGTCCAGTCGCTAAACTTTTTTAGAAAACAGGTAAAACAATTTTTAATATTATCTGATTGGGCTAGATATATTTTGCCATCCTCAACACAAAGCCACTCAAAAGTTTCCTGACCTCCCTGCTTTCTTACACAGTTATCTCCACCAACCTCTATCAAATCCCATGAGGGTGTAGATGAACCCGATAAGAACAGCAGAGCCGATAGCAACGACAATAGTAACAGCCACGATACTGATGACCTTTTCTCTGAATATCTTCCTATCATATATCTCTTTCTGTCGTCTTTTTCTTATTTGCCCTTCCATAGACAATAGCTCATCCCATGCCTTTGATCCATGAGTGAACATTAGGAACTGTTTAAGCTCATATCGTTGCTCTTCTAGTTTCTTTTTTGCTGTGAACGCTTCTATAGCTTCTTGTTCTATCGTACCGCCACTGAAGACTTTACGAAACATCGTAGGATTTTTTGCCGATTTGTGCGCTGCATCCACATCACTAACAGCACCCATCCATCTGGATAGGTCTTGCGACATGGATTCTAAGTCTTTACCTGCAGCAAAAGCTCTCTTAATTCCATTAAATGCCGTACTCGCTGTAGCAACAGCGGCAGAGATAGTTACTGGATCAAACAATTTAGTATGTTTTTCGCATCTTCAGAATGATGGTATATGTATCAGCACTAGAGTGACCCACAGTGGTGAAATCAATATCGCCTGTCTTTCCAGACCCTGCGTTATTAGATATACCACCAAACTCACTATAGTCATGATACCCACTCTGATTTTCACCCAACTCTATTATAAATGCGTCAGAGGTTGCGTCAAAAAACATTCTAACCTTCATGCCTATGCACTGCCACCAGATTTTCTCTATGGCAACACTACTACAAGTATTGCCATATATATCTGATTCCAATGCACTGACATCAACCTTCTTTACAGCAGACTCACCTGTGCCGTCAGAAATGTTTGTAAATTTCATAACAACGTGTTTGTCGCCATCAAAAAGGGTTTGTGATGTTACTGCATCAGCCATGTTATCCCCCTAATTACGCTTCGTAGCCAAACAGTTCTATAAGTAACTTTCCTGCTGTGTAGTCTGCGTTGGTTGTATCACCTAATGTCAAGTATAGAAACTCATCGGCTGCAGGTACGGCTGTAAATCTCTCT